GGTGATCTTGAGGATTGGATGGAACGTAAGAAGTTATTATAGAAACGTCCAGGAGGACGCAGGAGACAGTTAAGTTATCAGTTGATAAAATATATGGCTAATTAAATAAGAATCAAATATGACGTTCCTGGACGCTTATGGGAGGTATCTATGTACTGGCAACCTACACGACTTGAAGGATTACGATGCTCAAGAGGTATAAACTGTGACTTTGGTATTTGTGATGAATGCCAACGAACACATAATATTTGTTGTGAGGAGGATAATGAGTTTGAAGATGCGAAGACAGATGATAGTTCACATGCTGATAATTCTAACGTGTTTGGTGTATGTGATTAGTAAGTGGGAAGTACCAACAGTTCTTGAAGACAAGGCTACAACGTCTTACCAGGGTACTGTGGAAAATAATTTAGAAATATGGGAAGAAATACCTCAAGAAGAGGAAGACACAGCAGAAGCTGAAATTACTACAGAAGTAGAGAGTGAACCACAATATCCAACTTTTGATTATACTGTAAATTGGAATGAGACTGAAGTATATGAATTGGCTAAGATTGCTGAATGTGAAGGAGGCAATCAAAATATTCAGACACGAATTCTGATTATTATGGTAGTGCTCAATAGAGTACAAAGTGATAATTTCCCTGATACTATTCATGATTTAATATTTGAAGAAAACAAAGGCACATATCAGTTTAGTCCATTAGCTCCTTCTGGTAGTTGGTGGAATACAGAACCAAGTGAGGAATCTTATGAGGCTGTTGCTATGTGTGTAGAACAAATCATGAATGGTTGTGATAATTCAGGTGGTGCTTTATATTTTGAAGCTTTTGGAACTGATGAGGAAGCAGAACAAAGTTGGCATGGTCGTAACTTACAGTTTTTGTATAAGTCACAGAGTACGAGGTTCTACAAATGAGTAAATATAAAATGCCGTTTAGTCAGTATAAGCAATGTCAGAAAATGACAAAGAATGAGTTTAGCCGTTGGTTAGAAACATTTGCAGATACAATGTGGGATGAGGGTTATCAAACAGCAATGAAAGATGTACCTGATGGAAGTGTTGTATTTGATCCGAATGAAAATGTGATAATCAATTGGGAGGAAGAAGAATTCTACAATATGCTTACATCAATCAAGGGTGTAGGTGATACTTTAGCAAATAAGATAATAGATAAAATCTATGAGCATTACGACAAAGTCACAGAATGACCGTATAAACGATTTTATGCCTTAGATATATATTTTATTGGCTAAAGAATTAAAATTCAACCAGCGACCTCTGGTGAGCTCTGGTGACCATTCTAAATTGACACTATAATATAGAATAATAAAAATAAATAAAATAATGGTGTACATTTGTTTTGATCTGTGATATAATTATAAAAATGGAACAAATCAAAATTCAAAGGACACGTTAAGTGTTGAGATCAGCATTTAAGTAATTAGTAAATTAAGTCTGATGTGGAAAACCTATTTTCTGCATTAGGCTTAGTTGCGTGTAAAACATATTATAGGATTAAAGCAAAGGAGAAACAAGACAATGGCTATTACACAAAGTTTTGTTGACCCTGAGGAATGGTTAACAGAAGACAGACTAATGCTTTTAGAATGTTGGGCAAGAGATGGTTATACTTATGCTGATGTTGCTCAAAGAATAGGAATCTCAAATAAGCAGTTAACAACATGGCGTAAAGAGTTTCCTGAGATTCATAAAGCTTTAGCAAAAGGAAGAGAGATAGTTGATTATCAGGTTGAGAATGCTCTGTTAAAATCTGCCTTAGGGTATAAGACAAAGGAAGTGACAATCATTACAGTCTTAAAGAATGGTAAAATGGTTGAGACAACTAAACAGACGGTAACTAAGGAGGTAGCTCCTAACATTAGTGCTTGTCAGACTTGGTTATACAATAGACTTCCTGATAAGTGGAAAAACATGAATGCCAGATCTAATATCTTAAATGAGTTAGGTGATGAGTCTTCTGATATTTCAATAACAGTAACAAGAGCTGGAAGTAAGAAGTCTAGTTCTGATAGTGTAGAAACAGAGGAAGACAAGGAATGGCAGGAATCAGTAAATCAGTCTATCAGTATAAGAAAGAAAACTGAAGAAGAGAAGAAAAAAGAAAGAAAAGAAAAGGCTGCTAAAAAGAAAGAAGAACAGCAGAATAAAGGACCACAGAAAACTAAGGTCGAAGAGATAGATCTTGACTACTGGCCTGATGACTGGGAGGAGGATGAGTAAATATGGTACGTCCTCTAAATGGAAGTGTTCCTTCTTCAATAGGTCGAAAGGCAGTTGCAAAGAATGCCAGAAAAATCTATAAGGAAGCTGCTGAACATTTTGAGGACTTCTTATTTGACTGGGATTATGAAACGTATCTTCTGCTTGGAGGATATGGCTCAGGAAAAAGTTACCATATAGCTTTTAAGTTAGTACTTAAATGTTTTGCAGAGAAACGAAAGGTTCTGGTAGTAAGACAGGTCTATGAAACAATCAGTGAATCATGTTATTCATTGTTCTGTGAAATACTTGAGGACATGGATCTGTTGACAAGGGATTCATTTGAGTTTAGGAAAAAGCCGAACAAAGTATTAGCATTAAAAAGTCCTCTGAGATTTAAGTTTCCAAATGGGTCAGAAATAATCTTCAAGGGAATGGATAATCCAGAGAAGGTAAAGTCAATCAATGGTGTTTCGATAGTCTGGATTGAAGAGTGTTCTGAAGTTAAGTTTGAAGCTTATGAAGAATTGCAAGGACGTATTCGAACACCAAATGTAAGTATGCATTTTATACTAAGTTGCAATCCTGTAGGTTTTGAGAATTGGGTATACAGACATTTCTTTGTTAAGTTAGACAATGAAGGAAAGGAAACAACAATACTTGATCCGAATGAACTATATGCTAAACGATGTCTTATTCGTAACGGTGTATATTATCATCATTCAGTGCCTACAGACAATCCTTGGTTACCTTGGCAATATCTCAAACGATTAGATAAGATAAAGCATTATGACTATCAATTGTATGAGGTTGCAAGATGGGGTAAGTTTGGAGCTACAGGTGCAAGAGTACTTCCTCAGCTTAGTGTTGCAAGTCAACCGGGATTCTTCAAACGTGCTATTGATGAGTTAGGTCCAGAGAATATGTACTTTGGTTTTGACTTTGGTTTTGAGGAATCATTCAATGCTGTGGTATCTATGAGTGTTGATACAAAGAATTCTATATTGTACATTTGGGATGAGATCTACATCAATCATGTAACTGATGATAAGATGGCTAATCTTCCAGAGATGCAACAGTTGAAAGAACGTATTGCTATGTATAACAGGCAAGGGTACAATAAAACAATTGTTGCTGATAATGAGGATCCAAAAGCAATCAGTTATTACAGACAGATGGGATTCACAATCAGGGCTTGTAGAAATAAGTTTGCAGGGTCAAGGCTTTCTAATACAAGAAAGATAAAACGATTTGAAAGAATAATCGTAAGTCCAAGATGTAAGAATACAATACGAGAGTTGAAGTGGCTTACGTATAAGAAGGATGCAAAGGGCAATGTGATATACGATGACTTCACAATTGACCCTCATACATTTTCAGCTATATGGTATGCATTGGATTCAGTAACAGTTGCTGATCTGAAAGAAAGAAAGTTCAATAGTAGAAATGGAGAAAGGAGGAGACCACGATGAAGAAGACAATGGAGACAAGTAAGAAATTGCTTCTATTTGCTGATACACTTCTTGTAGTAGTTTGTATTGCTGGTATTGTGATTGCTTATGTGTGTAGAGATACAAGTCCATTTGCATATATTATTCCTGCAGTATCTGGTTTGGCTGCTACTTCCCATGGCTTCTATTATTGGAAAGCAAAGAATGAGAACATGCAGAAGTATGGCAAAAACGTAGAAGATAATTTTGAGAATGGAGGACAGGACTACTATGGATGAGATCTTATTTGAGATTCTGAAATGTGTTGTGATTGTTGTGTGTTTGCTTATTACAAGATATGTGATTCCTTATCTTAAGCAGACAATTGAAAAGCAGCAGAACGAAGTACTCAATACATTAGTTCAGATTGCAGTCCAGTATGCAGAGCAGTGTTATGATACAGGGAAAGAAAAGAAAGAGATCGTAACTGAATTCTTAAAAACACAGTTGCAGGCTAAGAATATTTCTATCTCTGATGAGCAGCTTAATGCATTGATTGAATCAGCAGTATATGTATTAAAACAGAGCTCGGCAAAGGAGTAAACCATGAGTACATTAAAAGGTATCGACATTTCAAAGTGGCAGGGAAACATTGATTTTAAGCAGATCAAGTTTGATGGTGTACAATTCTGTATCTTAAGAGAAGGATATAGAAAAGACATGGATCCCAAGTTTAGAGAATATGTAAAGGGGTGTCAGGAGGCAAACATTGAGATTTCTGCAGTATATCACTTTATGTATTCACTGAGTGTGGAAGATGCAAAGACTGAAGCCTATTCTGCAGTATCAAATTGTAGGTTTGCAGGTCTTGATGAAAAGACAATCATCTTTGCAGATTTTGAGTATGATACAATTACAAATGCTCAGAAGAAGGGAATTACTCTTACAAAGGCAGATTGTATAGCACATACTAATGCATTCTGTGAAGAGGTAATTCGTTTAGGTTTTACTCCAGGTATTTACACTAATCTGGACTTCTACAAAAACTGGTATGACAAGAGTTTACTGAATAAGCATATCATTTGGTTGGCTGATTATGCTGGTGGTCCGGATTTTAAGTGTACATTCCAACAATATACTTCTAAGGGTTCAGTGGATGGAATCAAGGGGTACGTTGATATGGATTATTGGTACAAAGAAGAAAAGCAACAGAAAGAGGTGGGTAAAGTGTATTCACGACAGAAGATGGTAAATCTGGTTATGAGCTGGCTTGGGAAGAATGAGGCAGATGGTTCATATAAAACAATCATCGATACTTACAATTCTTTCACTGGTAAGTTTCCTCGTGGTACAAAGATGCAGTATGGTTGGGCATGGTGTGCTTGTACTTGGTCAGCTGCAGCAATCAAGTTAGGTTATACTCAGATCATTCCGATTGAGATCAGTTGTTACTATCTCATTGAGGCAGCAAAGAAGATGAATTGTTGGCAGGAGGATGATGGTTATATTCCTCAGCCTGGTGATGCAGTCCTTTATGATTGGCAGGATTCTGGTATTGGTGACAATATAGGAAGTCCGGACCATGTAGGAACTGTTGTAGAGGTAAACTCTGATGCAGGTTATTTTGTTGTTGTAGAAGGCAACTATTCTAATTCAGTAAAGAAGAGAACAATGTCTATCAATGGTAAGTTCATTCGTGGATTCATTGTTCCTAAGTATACTGATAATGTGGTTACGAATACAACACAGTCAGGCAATAAGTCAATCGATGTTATTGCTAAGGAAGTAATTGCCGGTACATGGGGATCTGGTGAATATCGTAAACAGCAGTTGCAGAAAGCTGGTTATGATTATGCAAAAGTACAGGCTAAGGTAAATGAGATCCTGAATGGTGGTGCTCATGTTACTACAAATGAGAATCAGTCTCAGAAACAGCCTACTGAAAAGAAGATAACTGCAACAGCAAAAGCTACAAGCTATGATAAGTCACTGGCTGGTAACTATACGACAACAGCGAATCTATACTGTCGTAATGATGCAGGTACAAATAAGAAAGCATTGGTTCTGATTCCTAAGGGAACAGTAGTTAAGAATTATGGCTACTATTCAATTGCTAATGGTGTGAAGTGGTTATACATTCAGGTAGCAATCGATGGTGTTCTGTATACGGGATTCAGTTCTCAGGCATATTTGTTAAGGAGGTAAAAGGTCATGTCTAAGGTTGTGAGTGAAGAAGCTCAGCAAGTTGAAAACATGAACAGTGTTGAAGTACTAACTGCATTCAACCGAATTCCTTATGCTTTATTGAATCAGGAAGTGGAGGATAATGCAGCAGATGTAAGAGCTGAGCTTACTGAAATATGTCAGTTCTATAAAATCTATAAGAAAGGGCAGGACTTTACTGTTGAAGGATCTAACGGTGACTATGTCCCTGCTACATTAAGATATAAGATGACTGCTTCACTCATCAATAAAGAGGCACGATTCTTATTTGCAGAAACTCCTGATATTGTTATTGAGCCTAAGGGTGATGTAGGAATGGTAAGTCAGGAGGCAAAGGACAATCTTACTGCTTGGAATGATCTGTTGAAGAGTGTGCTTGATGCCAATACATTTGAGAAGATCTTAATTCAGGCAGCAAAGGATTGTTTCATTGGAAAGAGAGTTGCATGTC